TCCAAACTTGCGAGGCTGATGGAACTTGCCCTGTTCCCACAGCTCAATGCTTACACTACGAAACTTATCTTCGTCTTCGTCTTTGTAGCCAAACCATTCTGGGTTAGAACCTCCAAAAAGTCCACGCATTGACTGTGGAGCAGATCCTCCAGCGTACCCTTCCCAAATACCTTGCCATTGCTTATCGTCATGCGGATCAAAATCAGTACGGGCAATAATAACTAAGACATCATCAATGTCTACTACCCCGTCAACAATATCTCTAACGCAACGGCTATAACTAAGTCCAATTTTCATACTACCCTCTTTGACTTGTTTCTATTACTGAAATTTTTGGTCCTGTACTGGTAAAGTCCATCCCAGCCATTCTACCTTCGTAAAGTTTACCATTCCACTTCATAGGAATTTTTATACTTTTGTTAATTATAACATATAACGCTTCTAATTCCTTGAAGTCTTGAACAACTGCTTCTACAACTTTGTTACTTGTAACGTTCTTAACTTCACAGACTTCACTGTGGCGACGTATCGTACTCACGCTCTTCTCCAATTTTAAGAGTAACTTGTTTGACACTATCCCAACGGAAACTACGCCATCCTTTAGCTTCTAAGTCATAGACTGGCATAACTTCTTCGTTAGCTTTCTTTTCTTTTTTAATTTCTACGGACTCTACAATAGGTTCTTGCGGAACTAGATCTATGTTGGTAGTACATTCCATAACTCGTTCAGTGCCATCCTTTTTTGTAAAAGTTATAGTCACAGGACCAAAAGCCAAATGACTGGTAAGCCATTTTTTAAACAGCTTAAAATCTTTTTCATTTAAGGTCATCGCTGAGCCTCCGCTTCATGTCACTATTTTCTAATTCAATTTTTTCAATGTGAGCTGCCATCTGCATTAGTAATGCATAGGTATTTTCCGCTGTCTCTCTTAACATTTGAACTACATCTTTTTCTGCCATTTAAATCTCCAATAAAATGTTAGGGTTCCAGCCACTGTCTTCGCTGTAACCATCTGATTCGTAACCACGTGGGTTACAAACAACTCTTGTTTCACCAATCATGTAATCAAACGGATGATGAGTGTGACCATGTACCCACAGTTTGATCTGTGGGCGATCTAAAATAAACTCGCTCAAGTCACTATGGTAAGCACCGTTCATCAAAGTTTCACCTCTGTATCCTTCGTGAACACTTTGGAAACTGGGACTGTGATGTCCTACCACAACAAACTTTTCGTCAGGGCGTTCTGCTACTACAGTTTTAATGTAGCCCAACATGTGCTTATGACGTATAACTGTGTCATGAGGCTTAAGGTTAGTATAACCCTCCAAGTCCTTTTTAATAACACGGAAGTCGTTCATCATATCACGAACAGCGTGAAGTGTAAGCGGATCGCCTTTGTTCATGTCAGTCCACAATGTACCACCGATGAAAGTTACGTCATCAATTTTCTTTGTGCCTGCTTCCAAGAAGTAGACGTTGGGGAATTTAGCACACTCATTGCTAAGTGTGATTAAACTTTGATTCCACTTGCCGTTGTAAAATTCGTGATTACCAGCAATGTAGATAACGTGCGGAAACTGAAATGAGCAACGCTTTAAGAAGTCACGGAAACGTTGTGCGCTTAACTGCCTCCGACCCAAGCCAGTACCTTTAGCAATAGCGGCTTGATCCGCAGTATTGTTAGGTTCAGGATGATCGTGAAGATCTGTAGCAATCATAATATCGCCAGCAAGCAACAACACATCGTAGTTGTTGTCGTTTGGAATCATAATATCAGAAAACTCTAAATGTAGATCTGATACAAGTTTAATCCTCATTTTGTTCCTCTAGCCATTTCTGAGCGTCTTCTCGTGTAAGGCGCCCAGCTTCAACTTCTGCAATAGCATGACGTAATGCTTCTTCAACAAACTGGTTAAAGGTCATATCACGTTCATGCGCCATTTTCATATATTTTAACAGATCTTCATCAGAAAAGTCAACCGGAACCTGCACTCTAGTATCATAGTCCTCGCCTGCTCGAATCGCCAAACACTTTTGGATAAAATCATCGTCCACATCCAAATCCACATAATTAACACCGTCCCATGCTTCGTTAAAATTAACTTGACGAACTTGAGCTTCTTTGCGATGCTTTTCTTTCTTGTTCTCGGCAATCATACGATAAGCACGATCATGAGTATAGTCGTACACACTTACTTCATAAACTTTTTGACTTTTGTTACTGAACACAATACTGAAACTGTGTCCACCTTTGCCATGTACACCGTTCCAACTGTCTAGCCTATATGCATTAGGTCCGTAGCATTGCCACATATAATCACTGCCTTCAGTGATTTTATAGTCTACTAACTCCATCCATTCTTTAATGGTAATCATAATTCTAAGCCATCCTTCTTTGCTTGTTGTTCAATACGAGCTTGATGCTCTGTTTCATGTTGATCGCACAATGTACGTACCCAGCCACCACCTCTACGCTTGCCAATACCGCCGCACTCTTCGCAAGCGACATCTGCCCATGCTTCTGCCATACGTACCATGCCGGCAACTTGTTCGTCACCGCCTTGGTAATAGAAGCGTAATCCACCAAACTTTTCTTTAATTTGTTCAACAACTACTTGCGGAACAACTTCACTTTCTCTGTTTTGCCATTCAATATGTTGCTGAATGTTCTTACACAATCTTTCAAGTATTGGATACCAACCTTTGCCTACAGCAAATCCGCCGTACTTGCCCTCAAACATTTTTGGATAGGATTTCTCCATACGTTCAGAAAATTTTTCGTATTCTATAAACTCTTGATCTTCGTTCATTTTATCTCATCCGATGTTTCTGGAAAATGTCTAATAATCAAATCCAATGCTTCTATAGTACGCATATTGATTACAACATCTTCTGGATGCAGCCAATATCCGTCTGGATTTGATTCTGTTTTAGGATTTTTCTTCCACTCTTTAATTTCTTTCTTAAGGTAAGCACGATAGTCTTTTAGGTTAAGACTAGTAATACGATCGGCAGTTTCTCCATCAATCCATTGGAATGGTTTGTGCTTTGCTTTAGTCATATGCTACTCCTGTCATTTGTTTCTTACCTTCCCAGTGATCTCTAGTTACACATAAACCTTTATGCTTGACACCCATGGGACTATTTAATAGAGGCAATTGAACTTTTACTGCTTCACAATCTTTTTTAGAGTTAAACGCAAGAGTTTGCTTGTCTATAAAATCCCCAGCAGGGCTATACATGGCAATTATCAATACCCAAGAATAAGTCATTGTGCGGCCTTTACGTAATTCAATCTAGTTACAAAAGTTTCAGGATGTTTCCAATGTGTGCTGTGGCCCTTAATCTTTGCTTTGACAATAACTGCTGGACCAGGTTTTAAATCGTATTTGCTCATCCATGACACCATCTTATTATCTATTATAGCATCAATGTTCCAAGCTTCAAAGTTTTTTGAGCGTTGTGAGCTGATTATTTCACAGTCTTTATCAAAAAGTTGTCCACCCACTTCTCCCAAGTACTCTGCATCCACAGTTCTAATTTGTTTTTCAAACTGTGTCTTAGCGATGTCTCGTTTGTAAACTGAAGGCAAACACGCAATGAATCCAAATTTATTAGTAGGAATATTTTCAGAATTGAGTAGGGAATTAACTTCAGTTTGAAATTCGTTGTCCCCTGCAATAGCGGCAAAAACTAGTCGACGATAATATTTTTTAATTTCTGTTGCAAGCTCGTGATCTGCACTAGTAACTTTGAGTAACGATGGCATCATTTTTGGATCCATGTCTTTGCTCAAAGACAGCTCGCCCAAAGTGTGCAACATGCAAACTTTATTTGATTGCTTGTAGTACATTAAGACATTGTCTTCTGCATAAACAGCCTGCATGTCTTTTATGTAATCTTTATTGATGCGCTGGGCCGCACATGCCAACTCTAACACAGTTTGCATGGGGTATTCTTTTTTCATGACACGCTCCAAATTGCTAATTTGATACTAGTATTTTACACGAAAATATAGTCTGTGTCAATCTTTTTTAATCGTATATAAACTTTTTTGGCTAACCGTTGTATTAACTCATTTTTGGTACTGCCAAAATGACTAATGTATGCGTTCAAATTTGGACTAACATATTGTTTTTGAATTTTGAATCTGCTCAAACTACTGAGTTTACCCATATATCCCAAAGCACGATATTTGCCCAAATTACGGCATAACTCAATAGCAATTGATATGGCGTAGGCATCTACTTCGTCGGGGTCAGCTAGATATCTGTGATATGGTTCTTGCTCGTGTTCTGAATACACAACATAGTTACGACTCCTACTTTGTCTTTGATGTCTAAGTTCATGTACTACTGCATCAAATAATTGTATCAGTAAGTCTGTGACTTGTTTACGGTCCCATAACATTTTGTCATCAAAATTGTGAAATATTAAAACTTCAATTGGAGTTTCGTTTGATTCATCGTCTTCTGCATCGTAATATGCATTAACATAGAATTCTTCTTGGGTTAGGAATTTTTGGCGCTTAGATTTTATGACCAAATCAAAATCTTTACTTTTAAATATGCGCCTAGTTTTTGAAAGCAGTTTTTTAAAACTTATCGGATAGTCACAGCTCTTTCTTATTAGATTACATACTGAGTTAACTTGCTCTAGTATGCTGTTCATATTACAACCTATAAGTAATTCTGCCTTTGGACAAATCATACGCACTCGTTTCAATACGCACTTTGTCACCTAAGATTATTTTAATCTTATTTTGTTTCAATCTTCCGCCTAAGTAACACAACATGATATGATCAGCAGTATCCACTTTTACTCTAAATGTGTTGTTGGGCAACACTTCTGAAACAACACCAGTCAGTTCAATTAGTTCTTTATTCATACTTTTGACAGTATCATAGCACCGTCTTCTACTTTGATATTAATTGTGTCGCCCTCTTTCCAACCTTGCTGTTCACAAATCTCTGGTGGGATTTTGAACATGACATTGTCGGGATCGCCAGGAATTTCTTCAAAAAGTTCTTCTGCTAAAAATGTTAATTTTTCCATAATAGTATTTACTTTATACGGTCTTCATCATTATACGGAATCGGTCTCCATCCTAAACGATTTAGATCCATCTCAACTTCCTCAGTTACTACACCTTCTGGTACGTAACCATTTGCAGGCCGGTGATCTAACCCATAACCAGCATCTTGATTCCCAATGCCGCTACAGTACCAATCAATGTAGTCACCTTTCTCTTGCATATCAGCAATTATACCGCCAGCATGGCGCCAACTGCAACTCCAAGTTTCACCTTTTAGTTCTTGCCAAAACTCTCTACTTTGCCAATCCATGTTACACATGGCCGCATACAAATTTTGGGCATAACTATCCGACTCTTTAACTTTATCACATAGTTCTTTACTACTACGTAAGTCATATTCCATGTTGTTTTTTTGCCACTTAGGATCATGAATCTTATTAGCTTCATCAATCTTAATCTGATCCCACATGTCAATGTATGATTGGTTAAGCTGTTCGCCCTTTTCCTCCGCCCGCTTGATTGCACCTTCCTTTTGAAAGGTATGACGATCTGGACTTGATGCTACTTTTTTATTCATTTTTTCCTGCATGCCAGTCACCCTGGAAACAATGCATCATTTCGTGACCGATAGTTCGCATATCTACTTTTTTAGGAACTACAACAACACACTTGTTATCCCAAAAGAATGTACATGCCAATACTCCATATCCATAACCGTTGTTGCCAAACTTGCGACTCATTGTATCGCAAGTTTTTTGTATGTCTTTTGGTTCAACATACTTTAATTCAATAGTAGTTTTATTAGTGATATTTTTGCTCATATCAAATACACGGCCACCACTGTTATCAAAACTCCATTGTGCATGAGCAATGAATGGTGCCATTAGTAATACTGCAAGTGCCTTTTTCATAACTGCCTTTCTGTGCCTGTGTTAAATGGTGTAGACGGCAGGGGTTGAACCTGCAAGGCATGACTTTGTCACTAGCCCGTCCCTCCGCAGTCCCGAAGGACTTTGGAGGAGGTATACCAAATTCCACTCACGTCTACATTGCTAGTATACACTTATTTAAGGATAAAGTCAAAAAAAATGGTGACCTAAGTCACCATTTTAAGTATACCAAATTTCGGTAAAGCCTTCTTCAATAGTTGGTTCTTCCCAATTATCAATCATGCCTTGTACAACTTCCCAGGGCACTTCTTTCCCTGGACGGTTTGCCAAACGTTCTTTGAGAACCTCCAATTTTGGAGTACGGAATACAACTGCAATATGCTCGTAATTGGGAAGCATATTAAACTTTCGAGATCGGCTGGCAAGTGTAGTGCTAGTCTGATCCCAAAGTATTGTATGACCATGTTCACGTGCAAATACGACTTGGTTGGCCATTAGATCGACTGCTGTAGGCATGTAATCCTTAAACACTTCTGAATAAGTTTTACCTTGTTCTTTAGCATAGATTTCCACCCACATATCTGTACTAACCACAGTTAACCCTAAAGCCCAGTCTTGGTTTTTAATCCAAGTACTTTTGCCAGCACACGGCACTCCAATTAATTGATAACACTTCATGGTTGAAAATTGTCCCTTCCTTTTGTATGTCCACTGATATTAGCTATAGTTGCCTGTAGCATTTGAATTTCTTGTGCGGCTTCTTCCAGTAGATTGGCAATCTTATCAGGCTTACCTTCTGTTACTGCTAAACGTCCTGGAATTTGTCTGCGTATCTCAGCTCGCTTATACAAGCGAAATACTAGACTCTGCTCTGCTACGGGTAAATGACTTTCATCTTCACATCTCATACGCTGTTCTCAATTCTAGTTTTAATTTTAGCATCAACACAAATACCTTCTAATACTGTGACTTTGCCGCCAGCTTGTGTAATTAAATTTGTCATATGACGTTTGTGTAGTTCTAAGTTTACTAGACACTTTTCTTCAGTTCTAAAATAGCCTTGTGATTGCATGAACTCGCAATTAGCATTAACACAAATCCATAGCACTGGAATAAAGATTTCAATCATTTTAATGATGCCTTTTAATTTCGTTATCTTTTATTAAACGAATAGCACGTTCCATGGAGATTACAATCTCCCCAGTTGAATCCATACCCACGTCTAAAGCACGATATTTTTCTAACCCACTTGGACCACCATGCAAGTGTCCATGAAAATGCAACGCACCCCTGTGCATTTGGTCCCACTCGCTAATTGGATAATGAAACATGACAATCTTGTGACCGTCATAGTTAATATCCAAATACTTGTGTACTTCATCAAACGCATTATAGAATGTAGCATCCTTCAATGTTTTCTTGTCGTGGTTACCTTCGATCAAAATCTTCTTGCCATTCAAACGAGTCATCATTCGTCCAGCATCGCTACCTGACATAAACGCCACATCGCCTAAGATGTAAACAAGATCATTTGGTTCAACTTTGTTGTTCCATTCCTCTGCCATTGCATTGTTCATGTAGGCAACATCGTTATTAAAACGAGCTCGCGTCTGTGGGCAAAAACTCATAATGTTTTTGTGACCAAAGTGCAAGTCACTTGTGATCCATGTTTTCATTTTATTCTCCCGCGAACTCGCGGACCCATTCAAATTTTACATCGCTAGCCTTAAACCACTTAACGTGATCTCGCTTACGCATTGGCTTGTCAAAATCAAAACAGATTAAGATCCAGCCCTTGTCTTCTGAAAATTGTACAGATTCGGCAACCCGAACAATCTGTACAATTTTATCTTTAAATTTTCCTACGACCATCATACCAGCTCCTTTACATGGACCAGTATGACTCCGAAGCTGGATTGCAACACCAAGGAGTGTCACGATCAATTTGGACGTCTTTACCGGTCATCAAATTGTTAACAGTTACCATTGTTGGATGAAATTCAATACGGAAACCTAACTTAGTAGGATACAGTTGGTATTGCAGTTCACGAACTTCACGTTTCATTTCTGCTTCATCGCGATGTTGCCAAACAGTAGTTGAAACAAGACGCTCACCACTTTTGGTACGCTTGTCTGCTTTGTAGATGTACATTGTGTGATTTTGTTTCATTTCTTACTCCTGTTTTGTTAGTGTATGTGTATATTATACAGTCAGTCAGAAGTTCTGTCAACCCAAGCCAACAGAACTTTGTTGTATTAATACAACGGTTTAGTGTACTGATTCTTTAGAGTCTACAGTACATTCAACCACCCAATTTTCAAATTGAGTAAACTTATTAACTTCTACACCCAAACCAACTGCTTCATTTACAAAATGTTGTAAGAGTGCATTGTATAGTTCATCGGGCATGGTATCTTTATCAAATCGAATTTTCAATCTACACTCCTAAAAGTACGCCAATCATCAATGTTTGGCTTTTCATTTTCATCATAAGTCCAACCTAAATGTTTCATCATGCGATGTTTGACTAATAGGTTAGGACTGCGGAAACGCTCTGTATCATTGAAGCCCATCATGACACCAACCTCGCAAACCGCACCCGACCTGCAAATGCCAGCATAACAATGAACAACAACATTCATACGATTATCCAATGCATGTTGTAGCAAACGAACAAGCTCTGCGGCCTGTTCATGACTACACTTCATTGCTTCGTCATCAACATGATCTTTTTCTTCTACATCCAAAAATTCAAAGTTGTGACGCTCTTTGAACTCGTGCTTGGCTTCAGGACGCCAGCTGGCTGGATCCACAATACTGATCAGCATACTGTTTGGTCCAGCCGCATGATGAAACCCCGTTGGGATATCAGCGGCTGATACATTTTCAATCCATGGCATTATTGCTCTCCTTACCCTTAATTATATACTCAAAAGAAAACCCTGTCAACTGTTACATTGCCAGGGTTTTCAGGAGTTGTATTACTACAACTTAGATATCATAGCGTGAATTCATTACTGTCTTCAACATGATACCTTCTGGAGTGAATTGATCCAAATCAGCGGCTAGCAAGCTAGTCATTATACTTGGACTAAATCCACTTACCAATGCGGCACCACTTTTGTCTGACTTAACAGGCACGTTGTCTGAACTGTTTAGGTTCCAGAAAACAATCTGTGGTACAGTGTAACCTGCATCTGCGAACTTGCGTTCGATCATTTGCATTGCGCTGTCGTCAAAACGAGCGCATTGGTTAAACTGCATGTCTGACAAGATCAACAACATCTTTGGCATGTCGCTAGCTGGTACTGAACCCTTGACTGCAACGCTAAGGATCTTGTCCATAGCGGCATGCAAGTTAGTACTCATGTCCCAATCACTCTTGCTCATTTGAGCAACCTTGTCAACAATATTACCCTTTAGAGTAACCAGTTGTGGCTTGTCTGAGAAAGTCAAGAATGTGTCCTTGAACACGCCCTTGTTCTTATCTGCTAGGTACAAGCCCAAGCTGATTGAAACATCCATGCAAGTTACACCAGTGTTCTTTCCTGCTGGGCAAGACATAGAACCACTAACGTCTACGATTGGCATGATGCTGGCATCTCCAACGTAGTTTGGCAAGCTGTCCCATTGTGCAATCACATGGTCAGTTTCTGTCTTGTCAAACTTTGCACGGTAGCTACCGATCACTCCCTTCAACACATCATGTGGAAAGATTGCAGAGGCGTTAACCTTAACAGTCTTGTCACCACTTACCAACTTGGCAACATACTCTGCAAATGCAGGTGT